AGGCTGAATGAAGCTAAACAGTTTAAGAGATGGGTGACAAGTGAGGTTATACCGTCTATTCGCAAGCATGGAGCTTACATGACAGATGATGTACTGGAACAAACAATCAACGATCCAGATTACATGATCGGGTTGCTAACCAACTTAAAAGAAGAAAAACAGAAACGTCTTGAAGCTGAACAAACCAATCATATTCTAATGCACGTCAACAAGACATACACAGCTACAGAGGTTGCTAAAGAACTAGGTTTTAAGTCTGCTATTGCGATGAACAAAGACTTAGCTTCTAAACGCATACAATTCAAGCAAAACAATACCTGGGTTCTGTTCAGTAAATACGCTGATAAAGGCTATGTAGAGATCAAGCAAGATGTACTGGATAACGGAAAAGTCATTTATCACAGACGTTTTACTCAATTAGGTAGAGAGTGGTTGCTTGATCTTTACGGAGTGAAAGAGGGGGCCTAAGGTGCTGGCACACCGAAAGGCTCCACTAAAAAACATTCTTACAAGCATTATATCAGATTGGACAAGTTTTATGCACGATTCATAAAGAAAGGTTGAAATTGCCATGAGCATTATCAGAGTTGAAAAGAACGCTAACTATGTAGTGATGAACCGCACAGCACTTAATGATGATGAACTCACATGGAAGGCTAAAGGGATAATCGCTTACATGTTATCAATGCCTGATGATTGGACTTTCTATATAGAGGAGCTTATCAAACACTCTAAAGACGGTGAAGCATCATTCAGAAGTGGGTTCCAGGAGTTGAAAGATCGAGGTTACGTTAAACGCTACCCTATCCGTGATGAAAACAATAAGATCACCAAATGGGAAACGGTAGTAAGTGAATTGCCACATGAGGAAAAGCCACATTTAGAAAATCCACATGTGGAAAACCTAGATGTGGAAAAGCCACAAGTGGAAAATCAAGGACTACTAAATACTGATGAACTAAGTACTGATGAACCAAGTACTGATAAACCAAATACTGATGATATATATACGCTTTATGAACATTGGAACGGTCAGAATATTATCAAACACCGAAAACTAACTGACTCCATGAAACGACATACAAAAGCTAGGTTAGATGATTACTCCATAGATGAACTTAAACAAGCTATGTCTAATTACAAAGAAGTTCTGGAAAGTGATAACTACTATTGGACTCATAAATGGACATATCAAGACTTTATGAAGCCTGACAATGTAGTTAGGTTCCTAGACGAATCAGAACCTAAAACCAACTTCTTATCGAATAAGGCTGCTTTAAATAAAAACCAATTCGATTTATCGGAAGATTCACAATTCAATAACTTGTTCTAAAGGGGAGAGTAGAACATGGAAGATTTATTTGAAAAGATCCGCAAGAAACACGGTATTGAAGTAATCGGAAAAGAAACGTGTGATGTGTGCCATAAAGAATACGATATAGTCCAACGCACAATGAACGATGGAAGTAAAAGCGTTACTGAAAAATGTCCTCATTGTGTGGTAGCAGAAGAAAACAAAAAGATGGAAGAAGAAGCTCTAATACAAGCACAAAAGCAAAGGCAGTATGAAATGGATCGAGTAAGTAGGATTCCAGAGGAAATTAGAGGTTCAACGTTTGAGGATTATACACCATTTACAGATATGCAGAAGCAAGCCAAACAAGCATCTACTCTATACGCTAACGGACAATTACAAGAAACGTCTCTTGTGTTCCAAGGTGACACAGGTATAGGAAAAACGCACCTTTCCTATTGCATAGCAGAAACCTTCAAAGAACGTCACCAAACGGTGGTGTTTATAGATGCACCCGAACTAATGAACATGATTAAAACATCATTCCAACGTGACTTGAAAGGTTCTCACCCTACACAAGATCAAATAATGAGTTGTCTGAAACGATGCGATTTATTGATTTTAGATGATATTGGAGCTGAATACGTAAAGCCTGATGCGAATGGTTTTGAAAGTTGGGCTGCTGATATTATTTTTCAAATTGTCAATGCACGACAAGGCAAAAACAACATTTATACCACGAACTACACAAGCAAAGAGTTAGCTAAAAAGTACGGTAAGTTATCCAAACGAATCATTTCCAGAATGATGTACAAGGCGAAAGTATTAAAAGTTGATGGGGAAGATCAACGCTTGAAGGGATTTGAGTAAATGAAAAGTGTACAAGCCTACGGACCACAACCACAAACAAAAGAGGAGTTGAGCCGACAGTATGACAAACTATTCGGAAAAGACCGATACATCCGAACGCATGAGAAAGTGGGCGGATCAAGAGAAAACCCACAGACGACAAATCGAGCGCATGTATCACTTAGATAAACGGAATGACACATATATAGCGTTAGAAGATACAGACTTTACATGGGACCTTATGCAAGTCACAGAGTTTGATTATCTCTGGAAGGAAGGTCACAGCTTAGAGGATATAGCCAAGTATTTTGACCGTGATATGGACGAGGTAGCATTACTTCTTATGGATCGGATGAAGCAAGGCAAGGTGAAAACGAGAGCGAACGGAATATTCGGAAGTTTCGCACATTAAGGGAGGTAAGTTGATGTGAAGTTAAAGGATTCCTCTAAAAAGATTAATGCCACTCTGGCAAAAGGTCAGGATATGACGAAATCGGATATAGAGTATTTACTCAATAAAGAGGTCACACAAGATCGGATTGGTAAAGCGTTAGGTACAGATCGAAACGGATTCCAACGCTTATGGAAGGGGTGGAACGATCCAACGCCCAGAAAGCCACAAACGGATAAAGAAGCCAATAAGAGAGCGAAACAGTTAGTTAAGGAAGGTAAGTTAAGCATACGTGAAATATCCAAGGAAACGGGCGCTAAATTTAGCACAGTCGCCCACTATGCGAGAGGGAGAGGGGTAAAGAGAATGAAATCAAGAGTGGATTTAAACCAATATAACGAATTGAAAGCGCAAGGTAAAACAGCGAAGGAGATTAGTGCACATTTCGGACTGACTGAATCGAATCTGTATTACCACCTGAAGAAAGCGAAACAAGAGCAAGAAAACGTTAAAGGCAATCTGAATTATAAACAAACAAGTAAGAGAGAACTTGATCTCGAAAAGAAAGTGAAAGAATTAGAAGATCGAGTACAAACCTTATTAAATCAATCGAATAACCTTGCAGATAAAAACAAATCTTTAATTGAGCAATTGAGTGAAGCGAACCGAAAACTAGAAGAACAACCTAACACAGAAGTTCACCAGCGCACCATTAAACGCCTAGAAGAAACCAACTCCACCTTAGTACAGAAGAATAAAAACCTTCAACAAAACGCAGAAGGATGGCGTGAAGCAAGCGAAAAGCACTATAACGACATGTGGGAGATGCAACTCGAACGAGATAAGGCGCTTGAAGCTCACAAGATACTGGAAGCGGATCAACGCAAATTAGAAGAAGCACTGGACGTGTACAAGCAAGCTCTAAAACTATCTATCTAGGGGTGAGAGAGTATGAAGGTTTTCAAAATGAATGAGTTTGATTGGGTTGCTGCTGAATCTGAAAAAGAAGCGAAAGAGTATTACGAAAAAGAAACTGGATTCTCAAAAGAGGAAGTTGAAGAAGGTTTTGAAGGTGAAGTTAGCTTGCAGAGTAAAATGTATCTCTCCTTAGACGAATTGCCAGAAGAAGAAATGTATAAAAGGCAAATGGATATGCGGAAATTGTACGGAGAATTATGTGTAGGAAAAACTTTTGAATGGGTTATATCACATGAAAATATCACTAAACCACAAATCATTGCTTCAACAGAAGTATAAGGGGTGAGAGAGTGAAAGACTTCATGCCATATAGCAAGGAGCAACAACTCAAAGGGCACCAGAAACCTAAAGACACACCCAAGTTCAAAAACCAACGCCACAACAGAAGGCGAAGAAAACCGAAAGCCGATAAAGCGTGTACGTATCACCATAAACGTAAAATACCGCATTGGAAACAACGTGGAGCAATACACAAGAACGAACGAGCAGAAGCATTAAGGCGTTATGGAGAATGGTGCTGGGTTTGCGGAAATCCAAAGGTTGAAATGCACCATATCAAAGGAAAAGGCTACGGTGCAGGAGGTAGAGGTAAGTTTCGAAACCTAATCCCATTATGCGCTGCACACCATAGGGGAGAAAACGGAGTTGAAGGAAAAAACGGGGCAGAGTTAGCACAGAAGATATGGAATAATCACCTTGAAATGTATGGACCACACTTTTTCAAAGATGAATACGATTTGTTCATGGAAGGATTAATTGAAAATCCAAGCCCTGATCTGTTCGAGAAATTCATGAAAGGGGAGGAACAACGTGCCAAGGCGAGTAATTGAGCACACCAGGCGCACTCATGAAGGTGATCATCTCCAAGTTGTCAGCGTTTTTGAAGAAGGAGTCAACAAAGAAGAAGCCAAGCAAACCATTCCATTTACAAAGCGTCATAAGGTGCTTATTAATAAAAAAGATCAATATCAGTATAAAGGCACATAAATATCCATTTTGATTTTAAGTCAAGTTAAGGGGAACAGACAAGGGAACAAATTTAGGAGGTAATTGGTAATGAGTCATTACTTTTATATAACTCCAGAAGAATATGCAGAAGCAGAAAAGGTCGGTGTGGATCCGCAAAGCCTAGATCGTAGAGTACGAGAGTTAGGTTGGAAGAAAGAAAAGGCTATGACTACTCCTTTGGGAAAGATCACGAACCGTAAGAAATGGGCGAAGGTAGCGGAACAAAACGGCATCAAGTATCAAACCTTCATGAATCGCGTTAACAATTGGGGATGGGATGAAGAACGTGCTGCAACAGAACCATTACAGGATAGAGCGAAAACCGCAAGAGATGCGGCTAAGAACAGAAAAGACCGGATCACCAACACTAGCTTAGTGAAAAAAGCAGAGCAGAATGGCATCTCCTATCACACATACCGAGCGAGAATCAAAAAAGGAATGGATCCAGAGAAAGCGGCTACCACTCCACTTATGAGCAGATCAGAAACAGGCAAGAAAGGGTATCAGCGCAACCTTGAAAAGAACGGAAACTTTAAAGATTTAATATTCAAAAAGAGAGCTTAGGAGGAATTTATATGATTAATCAGGTTTCACTTACAGGACGTTTAGGAGCAGATATAGATTTAAGGTATTCGCCACAAGGTACCGCGGTAGGGTCCTTTCGGTTAGCGGTAAGTCGTTTATTTACAAAAGAAGGTCAACAGGATACGGACTGGATAAATTGTGTGTGCTTCAAGAAAACAGCCGAGAACGCAAGTAACTTCACTCGAAAAGGAAGTTTAGTAGGGGTTACGGGGAGATTGCAGAGCCGCACATACGAGAAAGACGGGCGCACCGTGTACGTTACAGAAGTTATTTGTGACAATGTGATTTTCCTGGATTCAAAGAAAGATAATCAGCAGAACAACCAACAAAGCAACGGACAACAGAACCAACAGCAGAATAACCAACAGCAACAAGATCCATTTGCTAACAATGGTGAGCCTATTGATATTAGTGACCAGGACTTACCTTTCTAGCTTTAAAGCGATAAAGTAAAGGGTGATAATATGAAAACGGGATATGACTTAATCAATCCGAAAGCACCTTTAGATGAACGATGTTTTGTTAAGTACACGTACTGCTTGAATTGCGATAAACCTATTCAACATGATGATAGAGAACGTAATAAAGAATACTGCAACGCTGAATGTCAGGAAGAACACGAAAGCATTATGAAGATGGTGATTGAATGAAACACCTAACACTACGGGAGCTACTGGATCTATCCAAGCTCCCTCAATACAGATATGAAGCTGTCAGGGAATTGGATTCGAGAATACCAAGGAGGAATGATGATGAACTGGAATAAGCTCTTCAAAATGCAGAACCAACTAGACCACCACATCTATGAGAAGTTTGGGGTAACAAGTGAAACCATCTCCACCAAGAAAACATTAGCTTTACTTGTGGAATTAGCCGAAACCGCACAAGAAACACGCTGTTTTAAATATTGGTCAGAGAAGCCATCTAAGCCACGTGAAGTAATTTTAGGGGAATTAGTCGACGTTCTCCATTTTATCATCTCAAAAGGATTAGAGATGGACGTAAAAGAACTTCCAACGGGAACCATCAAACATGATGATTTAAGCACACATTTTGTCTATCTATTCAATGCCATTACGACATTAGAACTCTCCCATAAGCCAAACTACAGCCAAGTGTTCTCTAGCTTTCTAGGATTGGTAGAGGAATTAGGATTCACGCAAGAGGAACTGGAACAAGGCTACTACATCAAGAATGAGATTAATTACGAAAGACAAGCGGAGGGGTATTAGATGCCACAGCCATTCTATGAAGTTGTCGTGAACTTAGCCCACCATCAACTGCTAACCATTCATGATAAGCGCCCAGAGTACCGAGAGGAAGTAGAACGTGAATGGAAATGGCGCAATGGTACAGATTTCCCTTATAGCTTAAATGGACAATTAGAGATTTTATATAAAGGACAACCACCTCAAGTGATCCCAGAAAATATTGAGCGTCAAGCCGAAATCGTGCGTAAGAAGATACGTTGGAGATATGGGAGGGTGGATAAGTGAATCGTGATGAACTGATATTCCAAGTATTCTGTCAGAAGCCAGGGTGGAGTGAGGACTACGTGAACAGTTTATCAGATCAGGAGTTAGAGAAGGTAGTTAAGGAAATGGGGGAGCGGAAATGAATAGTTATGAATCTGTGTTACATGGAGAAAATCAAAGGTTAAGAGAAGAAAAAGCGAAACTGAAAGACGAGAATAATAATCTTGAATCCAATTTAAGAGATGCAAGAAAAGCTCTAGTGGTGACTTACGGTATGTGGTTAGTTTCAATTTTGCTTTTTATGGCGGTGTCTTACATTGACTAGATACGTAGGGATAGATCCAAGCACTAAGACGGGGCTAGTAATTTTAGATGAAGGTGGTTCTGTACTGCACCAGCAAGAAATAACCACAACTACAAAAGAAGATCCACAGAGGTTTTTGAATATAGCTCATTCGGTTTTATGGGAAGTATATGGTGATTGCAAGATATTTATTGAAGGGTTTGCATATGGAGCAAAAGGAAAAGGGGTTTCTACTCAATACGGAGTGGGTTGGACCATACGCTCAAAGCTCATTGAAAAAGGAATGACCTATACAGAAATATCTCCTGGAGCCTTAAAGAAATTCGCAAGCGGTAAAGGGAACACCAAGAAAGATGAATTAGTATTGCCTATATACAAGAAATGGGGCTTTGAGAGCAATTCAGATAATGTTCGGGATGCTTATGTCCTCTCGCAGATTGGAAGGTATTTAGATGGCTTAGAAACTCCTCTCTCGTATCAAGAGGAAGTATTGAAGAAAGTGAGTGGTTAGATGATCGAGGTAAATCAATTGGTTGGTTTTATTATCTTAAGTGTTTTGATATTTATAGTTGGCTTGGTGTTTGGTTGGTCCTTTAGAAGTTCGGTAAGTGACAAATTCACAAAAGAAATAGAATGGATCCATCATGATATAAAAGTTTTTCACAGTGATGCTGGGGATATAAAAGATAAGCTCAAAAGGATGGACAAACAATGATATACCCATTCACCTTATTTATAATCTTACTTCTAGGCATGGTGGTAGCAGACTGGATTGATCGCCAGTTTGTTATCAACGTGATCTGTCCGAACTGTGAGAAGGAATACAACGCGAATGCAAGAGAATGTCCGAGGTGTAGAAAGGGTGGTTAAATGGAAATCACCGAACTAGAAGAAGAAAGCATTGATATAGATGAACTGAAACGGAAACTCAAAGACGAAATACCCAAACCTCTTATTGACTCCATGCACAGACATAATAAAATGCTGGACTACATCAATCAGCATGAGGAAAACATGACCGGAAACAGCAAGTATCAATTATCTCTGCTCAAATTTTATTACAACAAAGCCGAACGAGAAGCATGGAAGATCGCTGGGTATTACAAAGGGCAATATCAATATTATGGTGGCCACGCCTTAACAGAGCGGGGGAAATACTACATCAGAGAAAGACAGAATGGTGGTAGTCGGACGGTAGATGTAAACGACAGCAATTATAAGAGCCGAGTTGAGGAAGGAAAGTATCTCGAAATATCAGGTATCTATGAAGGGTATTACGTCACCTGGAAAGGCATAGCGCAATCCTATAAAGGGATGCAAGCCACATATCGGGATTTACTCAATTCGATTGATGAAGAAGGGGGTTAATTATGAGTGTTGCTAACAAAATCAAAAAAGCCACATTCAAGCATATAGAAAGTGAGCTCTATTCCTACAAGGATACTAAACGAGAAATCGCCAAGCTACGACAAGAAATCCTTAATCCATACAACGATGATAAAGACGAGAATGTAGGTAGTAATGGAACATCAGAACCAGGGCGACCTACTGAACGCATGGCAACACGATTACTTACACATAAAACCCTACGCAACCTAGAAGAGATTGTTGAAGCGATTGATTATGCTTATGACTTAGTAAGTGAGGATCATAGAAAGGTTATTTACGCTAAGTATTGGAGTAACAAACGCTTGAATTGGGATGGGGTTGCTCTGGAAACGAACATGCACCGAAACACAGCTATGAAACTACGTAAAGAAGTAGTGATGCTGATTGCTGACAAAATTGGATGGAGGTAAAAATGGAAATCTCAATTAAAGGTAAAGTTACTGAAATAAATAAAGGTGATAAAGTTGTTTTCTCCACGTTGAATGGGAAGGTAGAAGGTAAAGTGATTGAATTGTTTGAAAACGAATTTTTAAAAGTTCGTTATGGAGGATTAATGCTAAAAACGAAATTAGTTAGCAGTGTGATATTACATGATGTGAAGAGAGTAACAAGAAAATAGTTGCAAACGTTGTGCAAAAAGGGGCGAAAAACCTAGTAAAGTAGTAGTATAGAGATATGTACACGGTTGGAACCCGTTAAAACTCTTTTTCCCTTTCGACATAAAGCATTTTTTCACAAAAAAGACACTTGTTCTCATTGAAGGTCTAAGTATCACTTGGACTATTAGTAGGTGAGAAGGGGTGTCTTTTTAATATATTGGAGTTGATCCTATGAAAGTAAGTGATGAAACCTATAAGAAGTTATGCCAAACATGTGAGTGGGCTGTGAAAGTCGATAGCAAGCATGTGTATTGTGGATATAGTCCGACTAAGTGTGTGAAGGGTGGGAATGTGAAGTGACTTTGCATAGAGTGTCTAAAGTTGAGAACGACAGAAGATACACTAGCTTAGATTTCACAAGAGATGGAATGTATAAGGAACCGAGAGTTAAGAAAGATGATAAGAGAATGCGCCAAAAAGAACGTAGGCAAATCATAAAGAGAATGACGGAGAAAGAAGTGAAAAATATATTTAATTTCATATTTGCTTACAGAGCATCCAGAAGCGAACCAACCATCTCCCCTTTCTATCGCCAGGGTGCTTTGTTAGGAAAAATGAAAACGTTATGTAAGTGTACAAGAATCTTTGCGTATAATGGTAAAAGGAGGTTAGGGAAGTGAAAGCATATATTCATAAAGTAGGCGAAATTTCAGAAATGGAATTAGAGGGAACGCCACAAGAGATTGCGGAGTATCAGAATGCAATTGAGTCACGGAGTACGAAGGGCAATAAACTAAATGCAGAACAGAAAGAAAAATTGCGTATATTTTCTAAGCAGCTAGAAGATTACTGTCCTATTTTTAAACCCTCCTAACCTCTAGTGGAGGTGAGCGATGTTTGATGTCAACGTAGAAACCATCAAGACAGATGAAGGGGTCTATATCCGTTTATCCTGGTACGATGGAAAGGAACATCATGAGAAGTGGATTCAGAAGAGTAATGAGGAATTATTTGAAGATCCGTAGGGAGGAATGGTGATGAAATAATGAATGAGAAACAAAAGAAGTTCGCAGATTATTATATTGAAACTGGTAACGCAAGTGAATCAGCTAGGAAAGCAGGGTATAGTGATACTTACGCCACCACTCATGTTTATAAACTGCTAGAAAATGCTAGAGTGAAAAAATACATCGAAGAAGAAACCGAAAAGCTTAAAAGTGAACGTGTAGCAGATCAACAAGAGGTCATGGAATACTACACTAGGGTAATGCGTGGGGAAGAGTTAGAAGAACACGCATTCACTGTTACTGATAAAGAGTTTGATGGTGAAGGAAATATGACTATGAGTGAACGTATTGAAACCGTGAAACTCGAACCAAAAATAAGAGATCGTAACAAGGCTGCTGAACAATTAGGGAAACGATATGCTATGTGGACTGATAATAAAAACGTGGAAGTGGCCGGAATGGTCCAATTCGTGGATGATATAGGTGAGGACGATGAAACGTAAAATTTCCGAGTTCATCCCGAAACCGTTTCACCCTGTATGGAAAGCAGCATTCGATCCAGATATATTAAACGTTGTATGTAAGGGCGGGCGTGGTAGTGGTAAATCATCCGACATAGCCCACATCTTTGTACAGATCCTTATGCGGTATCCAGCTAATGCGGTAGGTATTCGACTGATTGATAATACAATCGAGCTCTCGATCTTTGAGCAGATTAAATGGGCGATTAATGAGCAAGGGGTATCGCACTTATTCAGAATAAATAAATCACCTATGCGTATCACATTCCTTCCAAGAGGAAATTATATGGTGTTTCGTGGGGCGCAGGAGCCTGAACGAATCAAATCCTTGAAGAGTGCTAACTTTCCTTTTGCTTTTGCGTGGATAGAGGAATTAGCAGAATTTAAAACAGAAGATCATGTAACGACCATCACCAACTCCTTATTACGTGGAGAATTGGAAGATGGTCTTTTTTATAAGTTCTTTTACTCCTACAACCCTCCTAAGCGTAGGCAATCGTGGGTGAATAAGAAATACGAGAGTAGCTTTCAAGCAGATAACACATTCGTCCATCACAGCACATATTTAGATAATCCATTCATCTCTCAACAATTCATCGAAGAAGCAGAAGCAGCTAAAGAACGGAACGAGTTACGGTATAGATGGGAATACCTTGGAGAAGCAATCGGTAGTGGTGTTGTACCATTCAATAATCTCAATATACGACCTATACCTGATGAAGAGTACGAAACCTTCGATAACATACGTCAGGGTGTTGACTATGGTTATGGTCCAGATCCACTAGCATTCGTGAGATGGCATTACGATAAGAAAAAGAATCGTATTTATGCTATGGATGAATTTTACGGTCAAAAAGTCAGTAACCGTGAAGCTTCTAACTGGATCAAACGAAAAGGGTATCAAAGCGAGCGCATTACAGCGGATTCAGCAGAGCCTAAGAGTATTGCTGAAATGAAAAATGAACATGACATTCCACGCATAAAGGGTGCGAAAAAAGGTCCTGACTCTGTGCAATACGGAGAAGAATGGTTGGATGATCTTGAGGAGATTGTGATTGATCCAAAGCGCACACCTAATATTGCGAAGGAATTTGAGAATATAGATTATGAAACAGATAAAGACGGAAACCCGAAAGCAAAACTTGAGGACAAAGATAATCACAGTATTGATGCTACCAGGTACGCATTTGAAGATGATATGAAACGTAAAGGCTTACGATTTGTAAATTAAGGCAGGTGATGAAATGTACCCGAATGAAGCGACGTTAACTGAACGTTATGTTGAACAAATGGAAGAACAAGGTTGGAGCCAAGAGCGCATTATTCAAGAATACATTAACAACCATGACACTTCTGGAATGGACGAGGGCGTTCGGTATTATCGGAAAGAAAACGACATACTGAATCGGATCCTCTATCGCTATGATGAAAATGGGCAAAAGGTTATGGATGAATTTGCTCCCAATAATAAAATCCCAAGCGGTTATCATAAGCTGCTCGTTGATCAAAAGGTGGGTTATCTTACGGGAGAACCAATCGCAATAGGTGGCCAAGATGAAAATGCAGTTGAAAAAGTGAATGGGTACTTAGGGCAAGAATTTGAAGATTTGATGCCTGAACTGGTTAAGCATTCATCCAATAAAGGGCAAGAGTGGCTGCACCCATACATTGATCATAAAGGTGACTTTGATTATATCCGGATTCCAGCGCAAGAGTTTATACCAATCTACGACAATACAAAGCGCAAAAATCTCATTGCAGGCATTCGTTATTATGAGTTAGATGATCAAACAACTAAGATAGAGTACTGGGATGATAAAACCGTCACATTTTATGAGATTGCAGATGGGCGTGTAGTACTGGATGAATCTATAGAGGATCGACCAAACCCGATGCCCCATTTTTATTATCGCAGTGGAGAAGAAAGCACAGGTTACGGTTGGGGTAAGGTGCCATTCATAGCATTTAAGAACAATGAGGAATGCTTGAGTGACCTCAATCTATATAAAGCGCTCATTGATGCGTTTGATCTGACCATGAGTGATGCTACAAACACGATTCAGAAAGCGCAGAACTTCTTCTATATTCTCAAAGGCTATGAAGCTAGCGACATGCAGACGTTTTATAAGAATTTGCAAATGTTCATGGGTGTTGCTGTAAGTGAAGATGGAGATGTGGATGCTAAGCAAGTAGAACCTCCAATGAACTCCATTGATAGCATACTGGATCGTTATGCTAAGAACATTTTTAATGATGGCATGGGTGTTGATACGGATATGGATAAGTTCGGCAGTAACCCATCTGGGGTAGCGTTGAAAAATCTATATTCCTATTTGGATATGAAAGCATCCATCATGGAGCGTAAATTCACAAAAGCGCTGCATGAATTTTTATGGTTTATAGCGGAGTATGACAGCATAGTGGGCGATGGATTTGATCCAGAACTCATTACATTCACATTCAATAAGTCTATGCTCACAAATGAAGCTGAGCTCATTGAAATGTTTGTATCGCAAGGCGGGCAGATCAGTAATGAAACTGCTCTTGAAAACCACCCTTGGGTAAAGGATCCGAAAAAGGAAAAAGAGCGTATTGAAGAAGATATGGCCCTTGAAGGGAAAGGCCTGGATGATGTAGGGGGTGCTATTGGAGCGCAATCTACAGAAGGTGAAACTGAAAGATGCCCTCGCTGTAACGGAAAAGGCACCATCACGAATGATGAAGGAAAACAAGTCACATGCCCGAAATGTAAAGGTGACGGTGTGGTGAGCGCATGAATCAGGAGCAAATAGAGGAATATCTGAATGACCTATTAGAGGAATCAGAAGATGAACTCGATCAAGTCTTTATCAATCGTTTAAAAGCTATGCGAGAATGGTTAGCTGAACTGTATCGCAAATACCCTGATGGTGAATCCATCAACCGTACGGAAATATACAAATATAAGCGATTTCAGAAGGAATTAGAGTTCATTAAGGGTAATATCCAAGATGATTACAAACAAGCATATACCCTTGTCGCTGGGCTTATGAGTAGCCAGTATACAGAAAACTATTTGCGTAGCGGTCATATCTATGAAATGACAACTCAAACGGATATGGATTATGTGATTCCATCAGCGCAGACCATTACAGAAGCAGTTACCAATCCAATTAAAGAGCTAACCCTTAATTCAGTCTTGAATCAACATAGGAATGAAATATTAAGGCGTATACGCATTGAGTTGGGACAAGGCATCCAAGCGGGGGAATCTTATACCAATATGGCGAAACGCCTAGAAAAAGCATTGGATTTCTCACGTACAAAAGCAAGGCGTGTGGCTCGAACTGAGTCAGGAAGAGCACAAACCCTTGGAAGATTAAAAAGTGGTGAACAGGCTTCTCAATATGCGGATCTAACGAAATACTGGCTATCTGAAATGGATAAAAGAACACGCAGGGCCCACCGAGATTTAGATGATCGAAAAGCAGATGATGAAGGGTATTTCAATTACCGTGGTATGAAAGCAAGAGGTCCATCTCTCTGGGGTGTGGCCAGTATGGATATAAATTGTCGCTGTGATATTTTTTATACCGTAAATGGGCAGAAACCAGCACTTAGGCGAGCGAGAGATTACGATGATTCGGAATATCAAAAACGATTAGCTGAACGTACAGAAGAGATCATGGCCGATGAAGGTAAAACCGAAAAGCAAGCTGAGCGTAAGGCAAAAAAGCAAGTCTATCCACCTAGTAAAGTGATTGAGTACATGGACTATGATAAGTGGTATCAATCATTAAAAGATAAATCCTGACCTGAGTAAGTCGTTAAAAGGCTTATTTTTTATGTTCGCAGTTATGCGTTAAATAACTATCCCACCGAGGACACGACCTCGTAAAACAATGTAAGGAGAGATATAGATGAAACGTGAATTTTTGAAGGAATTAGGAATAGAGGAAGAAACCATTGACAAGATCATGGCTGAGCATGGGAAATCGGTAAATGATCTCAAGGAGAAAGCTGATAAAGCAGATACGCTTGAGAGTCAAATTCAAGATTACGACCAACAAATCAAAGACCGTGACCAGCAGTTGAAGGACTTGTCAAAGCAAGCAGAAGGTAATGAGGATCTGCAGCAACAGATTAAGGATCTGCAAAAGCAAAATGAAGATACGCAGAAAGAATGGGAACAAAAGCTTAACGATCAGAAGAAGGAAGCGAAACTGGAGCTCGCTTTAAAGGATGCTGAAGCCAAGAACCCTAAAGCGGTGAAAGCATTACTGAATAACGATGCTATTACGCTTGATGGTGACAACCTAATCGGGTTAGATGAACAATTAAACAACCTAAAAGAGAGTGATAGTTATTTGTTCGGTGAAACACAGCCGGCAGGTTTACAAGGGCGTGATCCAGTACCAGGGCAAGGTGATCCAAAAGGAAAAGTGAAGAACCCATTCACGAAAGAAAACTTCAACATGACAGAGCAAGGGCAATTAATCAGGAGTAACCCTGATGAAGCTAAGAAACTAATTTCTCAAGCGGGCGGAGATCCCGCAAAATATGGATTATAAGGAGATGTTTTAAATGGCAGTAACACGCGTAAGTGACATTATCATTCCAGAGGTATTTAATAACTATGTGATCAACACAACAGTAGAGAAATCAGCTCTATTCAACTCAGGTATTCTACAATCTGTGCCAAACGTAACAGTACCAAATGGCGGGGACACAGTGAACATGCCTTTCTTTAACGACCTAGAAGGCGATCCTCAAGCGATTCAATCTGATTCAGCCCTAACACCACAAAAGGTTACTACGGGTAAAGACGTTGCTCGTATCTTTACATTTGGTCAAGCATGGAGTTCAGAGGACCTTGCAGCTGAATTAGCAGGTGCGGATCCAATGCAAGCGATTGGTAATCGTGTATCTAACTATTGGGAGCGTTCATTCCAAAAGATTTTACTACGTGCTGCAGATGGTGTGTTTGCGGACAACGTATCTAATGACAATGGCGACCTTGTACACGATGTAGCAGCAGAAGATGGTACGGGTGGCACAGCTGATGGGGATGCGTTCTTGGATGCAGCTCAATTACTTGGAGATGCGAAAGATAAGTTTACAGCTATCGGTATGCACTCTCAAGTCCACACAAACCTACAGAAGAAACAGTTGATTGAGTTTATCCCTGAAAATGAAGCTGATGTAGGCTTTGGAACGTACATGGGTAAAACCGTTGTAGTAGATGATTCTCTTCCTGTAGCAGATGGTTCTACAAGCGGTAAAAAATACACAACTTACCTATTCGCTGCAGGAGCATTCGGTTATGAAGAGGGTATGCCGAAAGTTCCAACTGAAACAGACCGTAACTCTCTAAAAGGTGAAGATATTCTTATCAATCGTCGCCGATTCATTATCCACCCTCGCGGTTTCCGTTGGATGGAAGGTTCTGTAGCCGGTGAAATGCCAACTCTTACAGAATTAGCAGATGCAACGAACTATGACCGAGTTTACGATAAGAAGAAAACGCGCATTGTAAAAGTTATCACGAATGGCTAAGGGGTTATCCTCTTAGTCATTTTTCTATGGAGGTGTTATTTGTGGGACGAACCACTTTCTATATGCTAGAACAAGAACAGAAAGAAAAAGAACGTGCAGAGCAAGAAAAAAAGAAGCAATCCACTAAAACAAAATCGAAATCAAAAAGCCAGAAAGAAAAGTAGGTGATCCATAATGGATATTACCGAAGTGAAGGCTCGCTTGCGTTGGAAGGGAACTCAATATGATGAATACCTTTCCTATGCTATCCCTGACTTTATAGCAAAAGTTAAAACCTATACCAATAACCAATTTCTAAATGAGGATGGTATAGAGGAGTTACCACCTGATGTACGCCACACGATAGCAAAATGGATTCAGTGGGATGTAAACAATGAATCGGGGTTAGAGTCTGAAACATTTGGTGAGGTATCACGCAATTACTCTAATGAAATCCCTCAATTCGTGAAGCAAGACCTTAAACCTCACAGAAAGGTACGTTTTGTATGAGATGGCCCCACACAGTCATATTCCAAGTTGAAACAGAAGGGCATCAAGACGATGGGGGCGGTTGGGTTCCTGGAGGGTGGCAAGATTTCCTGACAACGGAAGCTCATGTACAGCCGATCACGGGCAATCAACGCTTTCAGGCACAACAACTAGAAACCCCGATCAATCATAAGATTTACTACCCTGCTCAAGATGGTGTGAAGCCGAATATGCGGGTGAAGTGGTTAGATCGTACTGATGTTGACGGAAACCCCAAAGAGATCAACTTGCAATCAGACCCCATTGATCAAGGTGGCATGGGTCGAGTGTACATGGTTGAGGGTGTGATGTGATGCCAGTAAGTAAAGGTGATATAGGCTTTACTAAAGCAGTAGATGAATTTGAGGATAAGATTATTAAAGGTGTCAAACGAGTAATAGTGGAAACAGCTGAAATGGCTGTGGCTCAAATGAAGGCGTTAGCTCCTTTTGATGAAGGGAATCTGAAACGATCTATTGAGGTGGAATATTCACCTGATGGATTAAGAGCTAAGATCATAGTAGGGGCATCTTACAGCGTTTTCCTTGAATATGGCACAGGCATATATGCGGAGGATGGTAATGGTCGTAAAGATCCGTGGGTATATTGGTCAGATAAACTGAATCGCTATGTATATACGCGGGGAATCCGAGCTCAACCATTTTTCCACCCCTCATTTGAGAGTGCTGCCCAATTCTTTACTCGTGAAATGAACAAGATAGGGTGATGTTATGACACAATCCCCAGCATGGCCTTTGCAAGTGGCTGTGTTTCAACGACTAGCCAACGATGGTCCATTAAATAACGTTATAGAGGGTGTGTATGATTATGTACCACAAGATACACCAAAACCCTATGTAACGATTGGAGAACAAACACTAACCCCTTTTGATACGAAAACAAGCCTAGGTGACAACATCACGTTAGTCCTTCATTGTTGGAGTGATTATAAAGGGAAAAGTGAAGCGTACAACATTATAGATTTAATGCTCCAAGCATTGTCTAAGGCACCACTCGATATAGAGGGTGCTTTTTCTTTGTTCCATTTCCAAAGAGAGAGTGGAACTACCGTCATTCAGGATATAGACGGTGAAACGTATCACGGAATCCTTCGTGTGCGTTGTTACATTAATCAATAGGAGGTCATACCATGCCAATTAGCGGTAAAAATATTGTCTATTTAGTTCAGGCAATCAATGACACAAGCGGTGCGATTGTACCTGGCTTTCAAACAGAGGGTACATTCTCAAGTGAAAATGAGCTAATGGACGAACAGACGAAACAAGGGCGTGTATTAGCTTACGGAAACGATACAGAGAGCTTTGAGATTACGCTGTACTCTGAACAAGGGGACGAAGGACAGCAAGCGATTAAGGATGCAAAACGGAATAAAGAAGAGTTGAAAGTATGGGAAGCGAATGTGCTGAAAAATGACAATGAATCCCATGATGCTCGCTTTGCGTATTGCTTGATTGAGAGTTTAGAAGAATCGAATGCTAGTGATGGCTTTGTCGAAATGTCCGTCACGTTGCAAGTGCGCGGTCAATCTCAAGAGGGAGAGTTAACAAGCCTACCTTCTGGAGCGATCGAAGCAGCGCAATACACATTCGAGGAACCTGACTCAGGCACTACAACCTAATTCAGAGGGGCTTTATAGCTCCTCTTTTTCTATATGAGGAGGAAAATACATGGCTGAACTAATCATTGGAGATAAGATTTACGAAGCGAAAACAGGTTTCAAGTTTAAAAACATAGCAGACAAAAAGTACAAGACTGAGCAAAAGGATGCAAAAGGGAATACCACTGAGCTAGATGGATTCATGAGTGTTTATCTCGCCCTGCTTGAATATGATCTGGATGCGTTAAAGCAATTCTGGGATTGTGCATTAGCTCATAAGGGGAATGATCGCCCAACGATTGAACAGATCGAAAATGCACTTGATGAAAAGATTGAATCCGATGGTGATGTAGATCAATCCTTCCAGGAAGCGTTTCAGGTGTTAGATCAATCGGGTTTTTTCAAGAAAGCTGTGAAGCAAATCAAAGACGGATTGCTTCAGGACGGACCGGAACCGAAAGAGAACGAAACCGAGGAAGAGAAGGAGAAACGCAAGCAAGAGGAAGAAGCAGCGAAGATCATGAAGGAACGATACGAAGAGCTAAGCGGACAGAGTTTGACGAAGTAATTGTCTTGGCCTTTCGTTATTTAGGGGTTTCGGATATAGAGTTAATCGAATCATGGACTCCTAGAGAATTTAATTTATTGTTAGAAGGTGCCCAACACAAGCAGATAGACGAAAGAGAATTACTAGCATGGTCAGCGGTTGCGAACGAAGTGTCTAGGCGTGCAAAACGTCCAAAAGAGAAGAAAATATTCGATGCTTCTAAAGCAAGGCGCATGTTAGACAACGGGGAAGCCTGGGGGAATGCTAGACAGCGCATGGATCTGGGAACCGTGCGTAAGTTTAAGGATTCACTCAAAGGATTTACCCCTGAATTTCGGAAGAAGGGAGGAAATTAAATGGCAACCGAACGGTTAACGGGTATAGTCAGCGCCCGTATAAGTGATTTTAAGCGAAAAATGGCTGAGGTTCGCACCATGACGACACGATTTACCTCCCGTGAAGCAGAAAAGCAGATTGATGCAAATACAACCCCCTTTAAGCAAAAGATGATTGAAGCTCGTACTTCGATTGCGAAGTTTAACCGTGAAAGCACAGTAGATGTAGATGGGAATAACAAACCTCTTGAGCGTGTATTGAATGAGAGTAGAGCCAAAATAGCCAACTTCAACAGACGTACAGAAAAGGAAATAGGCGCAGACACATCAGAGCTACACAGAAAGCTCACAGCTGCCAAAATTGCAATCAAATCCATGCCTAAACGTGCGCTAGTCGAAATTAATGCTCGTACAGATGATTTTGAAAGAAGAATAGACGATCTTGCCAAAAGTATTCGATCCTTTCAAACAGTAGGCGGGAATATGTTTAAGGGTGGTCTATGGTCCATGCTTCCTACGATATCTCCTATGCTCGCAGGATTAGCAGCAACAATCGGCATGTTGGGGAACTCAGTAGGTGTTGCGGCAGGTGGTCTTATGGGAATGGCAAGTTCCTTAGTTGCAGCGGCATCTGGAGCGGGTATGTTAGCACCCTTCTTAATTACCATAGGGAATGATCTCGCTAACGTTTACAAGAATGTGGAACGTGGTTCAGCCGAGTGGCGAAACCTTTCACAATCCACCCGAAATGCTGTCACAGCCTTAGATAAATTTGTAGCAACCTATCAAAACATTGAATCTAAAATCAAGGGAACCGTCATGCAAGGTTTTGCCAACTATATTAATGCTGCAGAAACAGCTATGGGCATGGCAGAGCCAGCGATTGTAGGTATGGCTGGAGCATTCAAACGATTAGGTAAGACGTTGCAGAATAACTTGAAGGCACCTGATGTGAAAGCGTTCTTTGACTATATCGCGAAAGCAGCACCTAGAGCTTTTGAAAATTGGGGTAAGATCCTAGGGAACTTCACAATGGGATTATTGAATATGTTCAGAGCCTTTGATCCACTCGCTAAGAGTATGGAACAAGGCTTTTTAAATATGTCCTCAAGTTTCCGTGAATGGGCGGATCAACTAGGGAAATCAAAAAAGTTTCAGCAGTTTATCAAGTACACGAAAGAAAACGGTCCTAAGCTACTTTCTATATTCGGCAACATCGTAAAAGGGTTAGTCGGCATGTTTAGTGCCTTTGCTCCTTTATCAGCAGATATGCTTACAGGACTTCAGAAACTCACAGAGAAGTTCCAAATCTGGGGCGAAACGTTGAGTCAAAACAAGCAATTTCAAAGCTTTATAGCCTACGTGAGAAAGAATGGACCCGTCATGCTCGATGTATTAGGGCGTTTGGTGAAATTCATTGGTCATATTCTAACTGGAATGGGTTTCTGGGGAGAGAAAATCCTTAAAGTAGTGGATGGATTCTTGCAATGGTCAAACAGCATGATGAAAGCAAATCCGATCATTGAAAAGATTATAGGTGGTATCAGCATACTCATTGGTTCCTTTATGGCGATCACGCCTGCCATTATCGCTTTTCGAACGTTATTTAGTGGTGCGTTCAGCTTTGTATGGCGATTATTCATGCCTTTTAAAGTCGGAATCGTAAACGGAATGAAGTTACTTGGTCGATATGCGGGTTCAGTCGCGAAAACCTACGGTAAACATCTAGGTAAGATCGGTAAAGGGTTCATGTGGTTAGTCGGAAAAATAGGCGGCTTTATTGGTCGCATTGCTTTCATGTTAGGTGAATTTGTATTGACGATGGCGAAAACAGTTGGAAAAGTCCTAATGTGGGCAGGTAGATTAGCTAAAGGGTTCTTGATCCACGCAGCACGTTTCGCCGCAGGTTGGGTGGTTGCCATGGGTCCAGTAGGTTGGGTGATCGCTGCAGTTGTAGCGTTGGTTGCCCTTATTATCTGGAAGTGGGATGAAGTGAAGAAATGGACGGTGAAAATATGGAAATCCGTAACTTCATGGTTATCCAAAACATGGGACACAGTGAGTTCCAAGGCAAGTCAATTCCTAACCAAAATTGTCAACTATGTACGTGATAAATTCAGCCGAGCAAAGCAACGGGCGGTTACGCTTGCAACAAATATGAAGGATAACATTTTAGATATATTCCGTAATATCCGTGAGGGTATCTCCAACAAAATGCAAGAAGCCAAAGAAGCGATTTCGGACAAAATTAAATCAGCCTTAGATTTTGTAACGGGAATGGGATCATCCTTCTTAGATGCCGGTAAAGGTTTGATCGAGCAAATGGCAAAAGGGATCGAGAATGCTGCAGGTAAAGTCATCAGCAAGGTGAAGAACTTAGCAAGTGAGGTTCGTGACTTCTTACCATTCTCCCCAGCAAAAACGGGTCCTTTAAAGGACATTGGTAAATTAAACTTTGGTGGACCGATTGCAGGATCAATCCAAAAGGCACTTCCTAAAGTTAAACGTGCTATGGCGAACATGTTAGCCTTACCTGAAATGCAAATGCCGCAAATGGCTTCAATCAACACGCCAAGCTCTTATGGTGGTTCATTGGATGGTGCGGTATCTAGCTCGAATACAACAAATAAAACTGAGAACAACACGCCAGTAACCATCAATATTTACGATGCAGAGGACGACACGATAGCGGAAATTAAGCGATTCTTTAATAACTTCGAACGAGAAGTCACGTCAAGCTAGAAAGGAGGTAGTTTATGCCTACCAATAACACAAAAATGGGTGAGATGAAAAATAAGCGCACCAAGAATAGTAAGACCTGGATCAACTTTGACGGGTCTTACACTACGGAAATTCATGGTTCAGATGTTCATTACGAGGATGAAAACGGGAATCTCCACAATATTAACACAGACCTATTTGATGAAGCGGACTTTGATACGATTGATGAACCCGTAGCGAAAGAAGGCGCTCAAGACTTTCGTATTATGAAGGAAACTGCAAAAGGGCTTAAAAAGGACAACCAACTCAATCGTGATAACTGGGATTTTCAAGCCTTGAAAGTACCCTTTGATGCCAAGATCCCACGAAATTTCAGGCGAGGGTACACCATTGGGAAAGGGAAAGATAAACTTACTTTTAAACCGGTGAGCGCATCTCCTTCTCAAGGGTACGTCAACGGTGGTTCATGCATTGAATATCAGGACGTATGGAACGATGCGGATGTTTGTCTGGAGATGAAACCAAACGGGGTTAAGGAAACCATCACCCTTAAAACGGACAGAGCGCCTTCCTCATTCTCTTTTGAAGTGCAAGGGGATATAGACAACCTGACCGAGTTAAAACTTCAAGATGCGTGGCTGATGGACACACAAGGTACGAAACGTGATGTATCCCAAGTCACACGACAAGAGAACGGGAAAACGTATATTGATTTAGTTGCTGATGTTAGTGGTCTTGTTTATCCGATAGAGATTGATCCGACAGTTACATTGAATAATAGCTCTATAACTAAAGATTCATATACAAGAGAAAACAATAAAGATTCTAATGAAGGATCAAGAACGTTTTTGAATATCGGTTATTTTGAGGGAGCTTTTACCGGTTTTTTAGATTTTGATTTGAGTTCTTTGGGTGTGAATAACGCAGACGCTATAACTGGAGCGAGTGTTTACTTGTATTATTTTGATTATAATGGAACCGGTAATTTTGTCGGAATTGAAACATACAACATACAAGAAAACTGGGATGAAAGCACAATAACCTTTAATAATGCTCCTTCACTCGCAACTGAGAGAACAGATCTTAAGTATTTTGATGACGTAGATTTGGATCAATACTATCAATGGAATGTAACGGAAATAATAAAGGAAAAAATAGAGGGTGTAAGTTATGGTATAGGTTTTCAATACTACAATAAAAGCGGGGATTTTTTACCTAGATTTTATAGCAAAGAAAACAGTTCTAACTTACCTTATATAGAGGTTACTTACAATGGATCGCCGTCCGCACCTGTATTAACCTCACCCAATGGAGGAGAAACGTGGAACGCTCAGCACACAATCACATGGAATTTAGGAAGTGATCCTGAAAGTGACACATTACAAACAGAATTGCAACTATCTACTGATGATGGATCTAGTTGGAATACAATTGTTGGGTTAACATCAACTGGTGCGACAAGTTACACATACGACTTTTCTAATGAAGCAGAAAGCTCAACTTGTCGTATTCGAGCAAGGCACTATGACGGAACAACATATAGTCCATGGGATGAATCAGATGGTGTTTTTACGATTCAACATAACCAAGCGCCAAATAAGGCGAATAACCTCACACCTGCTAACGGTACAGTAGTAGATAGAGCAACCACTACACGCTTAGAGTGGGACCACCAAGACCCGAACAGTAACGATCCACAAAGTGAACTTGATTTACAATGGCGGGTAAAAGGTACAAGCACATGGAATAACGTGAACCAAGTCACTCCTAACCAATATTGGGATGCACCAGGCGGAACGTTCCCGCATGATGATATAGAATGGAGAGTCCGCACCTATGACCAAGAAGGGTTAAGTGGTCCATATTCGGACATTGTGACGTTCTTTGCAGGAGATAAGCCATCATCGGCTACGATCACAGCACCTACGGATGGTTCTACCGTATCTGTGGCAAACCCTACTGTGCAGTGGTCCTCTAGTAATCAGTCAAGTTACACGTTACAAGTGAGAAACAGTGGTGGTACTGAGGTCTATGAGTATACAGGTGATACAAACAAAGCGCATACGATCCAATATGACCTAAACAACAATGTAGATTACACGATTGAGTTATTTATCACGAATGAGGATGGTTTAACATCAGATTCAGACAGTGTGAATGTAAGTGTTAGTTATACAGCTCCAAGCGGTTCTGTAGTCGATCTGGAAGAGAATAATGGGTCAGGAACTATAACCCTTGTTACATCATTCCCCGAACCGAGCGGAACCGAGCCAACTGTCACCCATTATAATGTTTACCGCAGGATACCTGGTGAGGAGTGGATACGCATAGCGAAGGATATACCTGATGATGTCGATTATGTGGACTTCACAGTAGCTTCTAATCAAGAGTATGAATACTATGTGCGAGCTTGGGGAGATAACGACACATATAAAGATTCAAGCGTAGTACAAGGTTCTGTATCCTTGCAAAATGCTTTAATCACCCAAGTGAACAGACATGATTTACAAGTGGAATTGGATAAAGTGAAAGAAACGTCCCTTAATTCAGGTGTGGATCGAGCTATGAAACGGTTTGCCGGGAGAAAAGATCCCGTATCCTATTTTGGCGAGGAAAATGATTGGTCTGTCAGCCTTGAGTGCTTAGTACAAGGGGATATGAATATGCAAACCTTGCGACAATTAGCCAACAGCCGAGAATTGCTCCTTTATCGTGATGAAAGAGGGCGTAAGGCGTTTATCACCCTAGCAAGTATTGAAGAAACGGATTTACCATCTAGCTATTATCAGATCCATCTGAATCCAACAAAAACACACTATGACGAGAGGGTGTAAGCTGTGAATAAAGCAACTGCGCATGAGTTAAAACGAACAGCCAAAGTCGAACCTATTCATGTTGAAAGTTATAGCTCTTTCTTATCTCCTTACCAAGTCGTGAAGGAGGACAAAGAACGTGGTACATCTTAAACAAAATGACACGGGCATAGGCTTACGCATCACGTTAGAGGATGAAAGTGGGGCAGTTGATCTGTCGAACACTTCCGTCCTCTTTTTTATGGGCGAATATACAATTCAACCCACGATAGAAGAAGCGGTGAATGGTGTGATCCTAGTCACCTTCTTAGAAGAGCATACTTCCGTCCCAGACATTAAACGAGCTCAATGCCAGGTGACATATGAGGACGGGAGAATTGAGCACTACCCGAATGAGGGCTATATCAACATCAATATCCAAAAAGGAGTGAGATAACATGGCATATTCCGATAAACCACTCAAGAAACAAGGTGTCTTGACCTATCCTCAACATTGGAGTGCTTATGATAATGATTGGGCGATTACGGGCGAAAACAACCCTTTGCCAACAAAAGACGATGGTGTTCACGCTCGATTAGATACGCAAGATCAAACCTTGAACAGCATATTAACCAAACTGGATGCAATTAGCGGTTCTGTTAGCGTTGACAACTTCCCTTCAACACAAGATGTGAATGTAAATAACTTCCCTACCGATCAAGATGTAACAGATGCAGATACACACGCTAAGTTAGATAGCGTTATATCTCAATTAAATGCAACGCTAGACACTCGCAATGATATGGAGCGTTATGGAGCCACAGTCAATGAACGACCTAGTGCAGATAGTGTGCCAGTAGGAACCACATACATGGCGGTGGATACCTCAGAAGTGTGGCAATCGAATGGATCTAGTTGGGTGGTGTTGGATTAATGAGTTTATTGCATTGGGTTAATCAGAAAGTAAACAAATTGCAAAAGGCGACCTCCAAGCGTTTAGGCAACCTGGAAGAAGATACGCACCAACTCAAAACACTGAATATCAACCGCGAGGAGATCATAACCGAAACCATGTTCCGTGAGTTAGGGGTTATTTCTCCAAACGCTGCTAATCGAATGCTGAAAGTTGAATTTTATGGGAATACATTGGTTAACCTTGCTAGTCCTAATGGTAACTTTAAAAATGATTCTGATGATGACGGTGTGGCTGATTTATGGATACCGTATCTTAGTGAAAATACAACATCATCGAATTATCGAATTGGAAACAAGGGAGGTCAAGAATTAAAATCAAATACAAGCGGCTCTTCTTATAGTTCGAAAATTTCAAGAACATTTGAAGTTGAAGTAGGTGCATATTACCTAATTGCTTTTGATTTTAAAGCATTAGATGATGGGGTTGAAGGAAGATATCAAATAAATGAAAATGGTTCTACTGTAATTTACCAACCTGATATAACTACTAGTGGTTTAAAAGTAGAAAAAATCACACCCAATTCCAACGAATTAGAGTTTGCTTTTTATAACGACACAACTGATGCAGATAATCTGTGGGCACACTTCAACAATTTAAGATTAATAAAAATAACCCAAGAAACCTACGATAAAATAGGCGTTTCATTAACCGATGAAGATATTGAACGATTATTCCCTTATGTTGATAGTGTGCAACACGTTAAAAACCCTGTTTTATCTGTTGAGGGTTCTAACATCGCCCCTACAAGCCCGAGTAGTTGGGAACAAGGTAGTCTATCTACTACAAACGGTGGAGAGCAAACGGCAACAAATAGGTTAATAACAGATTTTGTCGAGGTTGTAAAAGGTCGAGATTATCGCTTTAGTGTAAAAGACGGGTATTACAATATTGTTTTCTTGTACGATGAAAACAAAAACTTTTTAGAAAGAATTGAGTTGAATAACACAATAAACAATCCTAACGCTAAATATTTTAGATTATGGGTAAAATTTAATGATGATTCAGAAATAACATCAGATGAAATACTGAACATTCAACCTATGCTCAATTTAGGCACAACCGCAAAACCATTCGTACCACGCAATCCATCGTACCTATACGCAGAAACAACCCTAGCAGGAAATGACAATAAAAAAGATATTTTAGGCTACAACGAATCTAAAGGGGTTCATGAAAAAACTAAGCACTTTGAAACGGGTGAAGAATTGGAAGTAAACTCTTCCGAATCCACACTAGCCAAAACGCCCGTAGATGGAACCGTAGTTGTAGAAGATCGCTCAAATGGCGACATTATTACGGATTTTACTCAAAGTGGTACAACACTCACATGGAACACGATCCCTAATGATCCCGTAGCGACCTATCAACTTGAAACGCCAGAGATTGAAACGATCACCGAAATTTACGGTACACCGGTTGCAGCACACAGTCATATCAGATTCGATAATCAACTCGGAAAACTAGACAATTATTCTGATGGCATTGTAGAAAACGGTACATTCTCCGAGATTCTTTACGTTGCCAAAGTTGACGAGGACACGGGCGTTGAAACAGATGTTACGGATTCTTGTACGCTGAATGCGGAGAGAAACGGATTTACGTCCACCGAACTCCAAAACGGTGATCTAGTGTGGTATGAATTAGAAGTTGACGATACCACTACAGCAATCGGAGAAGTAAAATACAGCTATTACGACAGCCGATATGTGATTGAGGATGATACAAACGGTAAAGTGTACAGCTGGGACATTACAGCGAGTGACGGTACGCCAAGTATTCAACTGAAAGAGATTTAGAGATATATAGGAGAGGGTTAGACCAAGTTGTCTAGCTCTCTTCTTTATTAAGGAGGATAAATATTAGGCGGATTGTTGACCAATCAGAATATAAAACGATGGTGTCTGAAGTGAATAAAAGAACCATTCGGGACTTTTTGATTGAGAAAAAATCAGAGGGTAGGGCAAAGAAAACGCTGGATCAATACCACAACGATCTAAAGATCATTTCCTACTATATGTTAAAACATTTTGAAAATAAATCCTTTATAGAATTAACTCGAAAAGAAATCAGAAACCTATCCATCATGTTTCAGGAGCGTGGAATGTCGAACGCTAGAGTGAATCGAATCATGAGTGCTTTGCGTTCATTACTGGAGTTTTGCTCTTTCGATGATGATTACGATTATGAATATAATGTTGGTTCGAGAGTTAAAGGGCTACCCAAGAATCCAGTTAGAGAAATTATATTCCTTTCTGAAGATCAAGTGGATTGGATTAAGAATGAATTGATCAGAAGAGAGGATTGGTTGAAAGCTGTATATCTTATGCTCAGTTATATAAGTGCAGCGAGAAAGAATGAGGTCCATCAAGTCATGAAAGAAGGGTTAAATGAACGGTATTTCACTAATCAGGTTATCGGTAAGCGTGGTAAGAAATTTCGCTTGTATTATACGCCAGAAGTTCAAAATCTCATTCAGAAATACCTCGATTTTAGAGGAGAAGATGATCTACCTGAGTTATTTGTAAGAGTTCTAAAGAATGGCAAGAAAATCCCCATCAAGGCAGAGGGGTTCAATTATTGGTGTGAATATTTTAGTCGGATCTTAATGATGAAGGAAAACAGTTATGTTCATATTAACCCTCACTGTTTCCGTCACAGCCGATTAGAAAACTTATCACGGGCAGGGGTTCCACTTGAGAAGTTAAAAACCCTAGCACGCCATGAAGATATATCAACTACAGCTGACTATCTGGATACAAGAGAAGAAGATGATATAGCAGAAATTTACGATATGGATCCAAGTCATTTTGCTGTATAGGAGGTGAACCATGCTTTCACTAGAACGTAATGGATTTACAAAAGAACAAGTAACCAAAGCTCTCCATTCGGGTGTCGTTGAAATGACGTTCCGTTATGAGTTACTGGATAAGGATAACAAGAAAATCAAAGACCTAGATAATGTGATTAGCGGTGAAATATCCGTGAAATCTCTGGCCAACATCAAGCGAACAGCTAGTTTCCGTTTGAAAGAGGATCCAGATATTAATTTTCTAACGGATCGAATCGCACCCTATTGTCGGTTAAAAATCCCTGAAGGGCGATTGATCACTAAGAGTCAAAGTTTTCTCCATCCTCACCAAACCGTAACGAATGAGGACACGAAACGTAGTGAGGGCGGGTATGTTGAATTTCCGTTAGGTGTGTTCTTGTTATCCTCTCCTAAACGAAGTGATGAAAATGGGGAGATATTCCGTGATGTGGATGCTTATGATGGCTTACAGGTGTTGAAGGATGATCGCTTTTCTGAGCGTTACACAATCCCAGCGGGCACACGTTACTATGATGCAGTGATCGATATATTAAAAAGTGCTGGCATTACGAAGTACAACATTGAATACACAGACAAAACACTCTCGAATGCGAAGGACTTTGAACCAGGTAGAGAAAAATTGTTTGCGGTTAACGACTTACTAGGTGCGATCAACTATGACGGGATTCAAGTTGATGTATATGGATACTACAATTCATCATCATACGAGTTACCGAACCAACGATCACCCGAGTATACGTATCGAGATGATGATCAATCCGTAACCCTTCCTGGCATGGAAGAAGAGTTAGATTTGAACAGTATCTATAATCAATTTGTGGTGGTTCGAACAAATGAAGAGCAAGAACCCATCAGCGCCACATACACCAACGATAACCCGAATAGTCCCGTTAGTACCGTGAATTTAGGGCGTACTAAGACCGATTACCGAGAAGTGCAAGACATAGCCGATCAAGAGAGTTTAAATGGTTATGTACAGCGTATTGCACATGAAGCAACGAAAATCTACGGAAAACTCACGTTTGAAACGGGGATCATGCCTTTCCATGACATTGATGATGTGCTTCAGATTGAGTATTCAAGGTTAGGTATTACAGAAAAGTATATTGAAACCGAGTGGAGCTTCCCCTTACAAGCAGGTGGAACCATGAGCCATGAGGTGAGAAAGGTGGTTGAACTGTAATGAAGCCGACTACCTTTGTTGAGATTGTTGTACAGAAGGTAAAAGAGGAAATACGTGATCTCATACCCAGGGTGCGCTTTGCTACGATAGACCCAAACTATAGCGGTGGATTACCCAGCGTTATATTTGATGGAGAAAGCACGACTACAATCAAGACCTACACCTATCTTTCGTCCTATACACCTTCAGCGGGGGAGAGGGTGATGATCCTCAATAACACGATACTTGGCAAATTAGAGAACTAACACTCTTATGGAGTGTATTTTTTATGACTATTTTTATCAGGGGGTTTAACTATGATCCTCCGATATGGGGGTGTGTAAAGTGGGTGAACCTAACGTGAATTTGTTAGAGCAGAACTTGAACCATTTAACCGATCAGCTCAAAAAAATGGAGAAAAAGCACAATGACGACATTGAGAAGATCGAGAACAGACAGGATAAGTTCGAGGAAAAACAAAGCAATATGCAGATGGAGATTGTTCAGCTGAAAGGTGATATTGTGAGCATTAAAGCAACGTTAGAAGAAATTAAATCAACAACAAGCGGATTAGCAACGGACTGGAAAGAATCAAAAGATGAACAGCTCAAACGATGGAACAACGGACTTGTAAAACTGTTTTTCGGTATCGTCCTCACGATGATACTCATTCAATTTGGACTTAAATAGGAGGGGATCGCATGGAACAAGTTATGATGTTTGCAACAGTATTAGCACCTATCGTTACAGCTTTAGTGGAGTTAGCAAAGAAAACAGCACCAGTCCCAAAAAAGTATGTTCCAATTATATCATTTGCTATCGGTTTGGGGGTAGGAGTGTTAGCACAACCTTTTACTGATTTAGATATTGTTCTACGTTTATGGGCGGGTGGTTTTGCTGGTTTAGGTGGTACTGGATTATTTGAGTTAGTAAAGCAATCAAAAAGGAGTGCTTAATCATGGAATTTCAAAAATTACCGCAGTTAGTGGACTTACGAGGGAAAACCGTACACGATGGTTGGCAACCGACAACAGAACTAGAGAATAAAACCGATCATGCTATTCACCATTCCTTAACGGATCAGGGGGATAGCTTTTCTTTTGCTCGTTATCATGTGAAAACAAATGGGTGGCCAGAGATTGCTTATCACTTTGTTATCTTAAAAGATGGCACTATTCAATGGAATCATGATTTGTTTGTGGAAAGCTACCATGTAGGGAATAGCAATAAAATAGCAGTAGGAACATGTTTAGTGGGAGATTTTCGTTATTATGAACCAACAGAAGCACAGAAAAAGTCCTTGCGTGAGTTAGATCAATGCTTGCGTAAAGATATGCCTTCATATAAGCGTACAAGAGGGCACAATGAGTTTCCTGGCTATTCGTGGAAGCAATGTCCTGAGTTTGATTATGAAGCAGTTATAAACGCTACAGAAAAACCTAAAGCGGATTCTAATAAAAAATATCGTATCAAAACGGGTACTTTCCGTAACTCAACTGAGCTTTCTAACGCAAAAGTGAAGTTGCTGGATGATTACAGCTGGACGGTATATGAGCTAGCAACAAACCTTGAATTTAATCCTCACTACCGATTAGTAACGGGGACATTTAAAGGAAAGAATGTTGCTGAGTATTATGCAGACAAATTGCGTGATGAATACGGTTGGACGGTTTACGTGGTAGAAGCGTAGTGATAAGATATATACTGCATTAAAATAATAATGCGAACACACAAAAGCCCTTCACATGTCGTGAGGGGCTCTTTTTTATTTAAAAGAATGATGTAATTTGATCCCATACCCAAAAGCCAGCGAACGTCAATAAAATTAAAATAACACCGAACACAGGAAGCAGGATCCAAAACGCTACACCTTTCATCACAAAATTCGCATTCTTTGAAAATTTATCTGATTCACTCATGTTCCCTTTTTTATTTTGGTAAGCATCATATTTCTCTTTCTCCTTAGCCATCTCCCTCTTATATCCTTCTTTCCAATCCTCTTTAAATCCCATATGACCATCTCCTAAGTTTGATTTTAATTCTACTTTATTGTGAAACTATCTTTTATATGATTATTTTCTACCCTCCAACCATTCTACGATGCTCTCTAATTCTTGTGCGCCATCCTCTTTACTATACAGATTATCATTCATCAATTGTGCGGCCACGTTCATAATCTTAGCCTTGAGTAGGTAATCCTCATACTTTTCTTCTATACTCATATAGATCATCCACCTTGCATTCTAAAATATCAGCCAAAGCAAAAGCCTTCTCTAATGATGGCATACTCCTTCCGTTGATCCACCTGGATAAAACATCTGCGCTAACGCCTAACTGTGCAGCTATCCACTTCTTCTTGTAACCTTTTTCATCAATTATCTCATTTAATCTACATTTCATACTTCATCACCTATAAATACATTCCACAAGCTACTTCTTAATCCTTCCTTATTCTTTTTCGATTTTTCTCGAACTAATTTAACGTGGACAGACAATATTTAGTTAATCGCCCATATAATTTATTAAACAGTTAATAATCCTCTCTCAAATCGAGGGGCATTTATTAACCACTTAATAAAGGAGGATAGCCTATGATTGTAGGCGTAGATTGGGGTAATTACCAAACCAAGATATGCACAGCAAGAGAAGTAGAAATGTACCCATCCGACATCATCCCTTATCGAGAATTAAAAGTAGAAAACGACTTACGCAGATACGACTTCATATTTGAATATGGCGATAGAAAAGGTCTGGCCGGAACATTAGCAAGAGATGAACGCAACTCACTAGACAGAGGGAGGAGAGGTGATTCCAAGCTACATGAGGATGCTTTAATAAGGATGTTAATCGGCTTACACCAGTTTGCTACAAACAATGTGAATGTGGTCGTAGGGCAACCGATCAGCAAGCACAATCGGGATAAGGCACGAATCAAAGATATGTTAGAAGGTTCGCACACCATCACGGTAAATGGCATTCAGAAAACCATACACATTCAAAAGGTGGCGGTTGCTGCAGAAGGAGCGGGTGCGTACTTTGCTCACCCGATACCAGGACTCGTTCACTATATCGACATTGGAAGCGGGACCATTAATTTTGCCACGATCCGTAGCGGAAGATTCATCAATGAGAAAAGCGAAACGATCCCGAAAGGATTAGAGAATCTTGATCACAACTACGAAGCCATAGCGGAAAGTATCCGTAACGTCATGATTGATCTGGAATGGAGCGACAATGTGTATTTGCTGGGCGGGGGAGCTGAGATCATGCAACCCTATTTAGGCTTTCGTGTTGTGGATCAACCGGACTTAGCCAACGCAAGAGGATTCTATAGGATAGGTGAGCAATTATGGGGTTAGTCAAAGTAAAAAGCGCAAGTTTCAATATTGACGATGAACACCAAAGAAGGATATGGGAACATTGCAATTCTGTAAGTAATTTCAGCGGTTATGTGAAGGCTTTGGTGTTTCGGGATATGGAAGGTGCGCCCGTGGTGAAACAACAGCCACAAGAGCCGAATGAGGATATTAATTCATTTATATAGGAGGAGATTGCGTGGATAAAAAGACAAGAGAAACATGGGCTGAATTGATTTCTTTAATGGACTATATGGGATGGGAACCCGAGCAAGTATTTGAAGCATTTATTCTTTTTCAGGAAATCGTGATGGATAACTTTGTTGAAGATGATATTGAATGCGCTGAAGATGTATTAAATGGAGCGTGTGAAGTCTTTAAAAAAAAACGAAAGGGTGGTCTTGCATGAAGTGTAGAAAGTGCGGTAGTAAAGATTTTATAACGATCATGATGGTCACAGGAAACGCTGCGGTTGATCTGAAGAATCAAGAAATTGATGAAGTTCTTGATGTAGATTTTGATCCTGCGGAAGTTGAAACTGCATCATGTAAAGAGTGCAATACTGAATATAGAGTTCAACCAACAGTGATTAATGGACTAATTGAGCTTCATTTGAAGGAGGAAATGGATCGTGGATATTAAAAAGATCGAAAAGCAATTAGAAAAATGCGAGTGGAGCTTAAAAGACATTTTAACAGCACATATCGAGTTTTCGTTAGATGGAAGTTATGATGTGAGCGAAAAAGATAAAGTGATCTTAAACCGTATTTATAAAGAAATGTGGGGTGTTTAAATGAAGTGGGAAGATGTAATTCAAGCGTGTAAGAACCTAGGCTATACTCCAGAGGATCTACTTGAGATGATCCAGATTGCTGAAAGAGCTGGGGAGGTTGCGCATAATGAGTTTTTATTGGAGTGTTTACCAAGGGGTTAAGGCGGCCAGAAAAAATTCATTGCCACATTATAAATATGAAGATTTAAAAACCACTCCCTATTTATATGGTTCGCAGTATCTTTCTGAATTATACAGCTGCGCCAAAACGGATGAACAAAAAGAAATGATCTATGACTATATGGAAAAACATGATGTTGTAAACCCTGAATATGACGGTTATTATGCTTTATCAGAACAACTGGATAAGGACTTTGATAAGATGCAGCCGACTGGATGGACCTTGGATCAAAAGAATGTCATTAGACACCCAGGCATGGTTGATGAAGATGATCCATCATTACCCTTTTGAGGAGGAAGCAGCATGATAAC